TGGTTCGAGTCGGTGAGTGTTGCAGAGAGCTTGTTAGAACCAAGCTTGAGCGGACGCATCTCAAGCGTTTTACTGCCGTCCGACTCAACAGTGACACTGGATAGGAAGTTGTAGCTCGTACCAGCAACAGTGTTGTTATTAGCGTTGACAACACCAGTATTTTTGACAGTGATGTTTGCACGGTCATTAGTGCTATCGTCAGCGACCTCTACATTGATGCCGATGCCATCTACAAAACGACCTTCCTGCCTTGTGCTCGACGTGGTCCCGTCGTGGAAGATCGACTTTTGAGTAGAAGTATTATTTAGGACTGCTGCAGTAAGGGTTCCATTAGCGTCGTCATATACGAAATTAACGCTAGATGTGTCAGTAGCCAGAGCACCGACGATGTCTTGGATGGCTTCTTGAACATTGCCCCAAGTGATCTGCTTTGCTTCTGTGCTGGTCGCGCTCAGCCGATCGACAATCAGCATGATGTCGTCAGCCGCAGGCGTGACGAGCGTATTCAGATCGGTGATGTTGCGTGTTGCGACCATGTCAGATGGCTCCTGTTACCTTGATTTCCTTCAGTACCGGGTCAGTTGAAGAGGCGGATTGCTCTCTATTCCAATAAAAGAGACGCAATGGGCTATTCACATTTGTATTTGTGAAAGTGGCGATAGTTACGTCAGCTTTCTTAAGTGTTACGGAGCCACTGCTGCCAGCGCGTGTGAGAGTAAAAATCTCATCTGAAGCTACAGTAATTGTACCGGAGCCCACTGATTGAATATCAATATCTGAGTTAGCGACTGCGTTTGCTCGGGTGGTAGCGAGCTTGATCGAATTAGCAGATGCGCTAATTACGAAATAGCCAACAGTCGAGGAAAGTCCCCCAGGCACATTGCCAGTAGAGGTAACAAGGACCCTATCGCCAGTGTTAAATGGATGACCCGTAATAGAAATCTCATTACTAGCCGTGTCGATAGTAGAAACCGTAGAGGGTTTTCCGATAGTGGCAACTTGCGTTCCCTCTACATTCACACCGATTTTTGTGGGTGCAGTAGTAAGCCGACCGAAGCCAATCGGATACCGGTTGGAGCTGGCTGTACTGATAAAGCTTTCACCCCACTGAGACAAAGTATTTAGCTCTGAATCAGCAGAAAGACCAATAGAAAGGTTTGATGTTCCGCTCGCAAGGGATCCCGCCAAAAGGTTGGCGTCTGCCTTGAATGAGACCACTGCGTCTGTAGGGTCATCGCTTGGGTTCAGAAAAATCTGAGTACCAATAGCGAAACTGAACGGACGATCCTCGTTATTGGTCGGTTGTCCGGTTGCAGAGGTATTGATGAGGTTCGATCCTGTGGCCATTAGCTCACCCTGTTAGTCAGGTACAGATTTACGGTTGGAGCGGTCTGCACGGTATAAGCATCGGAACTTGTAGTATTTACAAGTCGCATCCATTCCGCATTATATTCTGTGGTTTTATCCAAAGAACTATAAGTAGCGTTAAATGGCCTAGCGAGAATTACAAGCTCAGAACGATAAACCGGTAACAGCTTTGCAGCTACGGAGGAGGTGAGATCAAGCTCATAGAAGGCGACAAATGTATCGCCTACCGAAACACCAGTAGTTACAGCACTTGTATTTACTTTAGCCGCTTTGATTTTGAAGGTATTGACTGAGTCAACAGACAACACATAGTAATCAACTCCACTAAGTTGAATCCGCTGATTTTCGTAGATACGCAGCGGAAACGCACGGTTGACGGTAATCAGGCCGCTTGAAGTGTCAAAAGCTTCTACAGTGATAGATACCGATTGACTCGGAAACTCGGTTGGAGCGTCAAACTCAGTGGTCAGGATTTCTCGCTGAGTAGCGAACACTTCTTTTAGATCAAAAGCTGCACCCTTACTGTCCACCAGGAAGCTGGCAATGCGCTTACCACTCTTGACGATTCTAAAGTCGTTAAAACTGACGTCCAAAGACAATAGATCACCGCTGGCGTACTGCGTATTGACAGTCAGCCGTTCGTTGGTTGGGTCCTCCTGAGTAATCGCAAATTCAGTCTGAGTGCCATCAAAGCTTGTAATTAGCTGTGGAACCAAATTGAAAGGCGATACATAGTCACCAGCTTTGAATGGAAGCTCACCATTGACGTGACCGACATTGGTTGGCTCCACCATTACAGGGTCAAGCCACAGTTCAATCTCGACCAAGTCAGACGCACCGACATTCATCAATGTGGGCTGAGTCATCAGAAGGTTGTCTACCTCCTTACCGTCAGCATTGGTAATCGTATTTTTCGATCGGATGGTGGCGATCGATTGACCAGCGCCTGAGAAGTCACCCCCAATTACCGGATTAACAGAACTGTCAAAACCGGCATCAACGACACGAATCTTGGCACCATCATCGGAGCCACCATCAACCAAAACAGAAGCGCCATAGCGCTCGATGAAATGACTGCGGGCTAGGTTGCCGCTGTTGTTGATCTCAACCCAGATAGGCAGCGAAGGGGTCTTGAGAGATGGGACGTCATAACTGCGAGTGCCACCAGCACCGTCGTCCTCGGTAAGATCATTCCGCTTCTGAGTGTCAGCAAGAATCAGTTCGTGGGCCAGAATCCACCGTGCTCGGGGGATCTGTGTGATTGAGGTAGGAAGATCCTCATCCTTATCGACAAGATAGAAGTAAATACGGACGTTGCTGGCTCCATACCACCCCCACTCGATCATGGTCATGAATGTCTGACTCAGATCGAGCGTCTGCTTCGATTGGCCAGTGCCATCCAGCTTGTCTCCATTCCACTCAGAACGAGGAATTCGCTTCTCAAAAGTCAGGCCATTGCCTGCGCTATTTCGATAAAGAACACCCAGACGATCTCCAGCGCCGTCTCCTTTGCACTCAATAAAGAAACCATCACTGGTGTCACCTACGCCCCAAAGACGGGTGAGGCTGACCGGGCTTCCCTCAACAGAAAGACGAGTCGCAAGACTCGCCCTAACAATCCGGCCTGGCTGGTAGCGATACCTGCGCTTGGTCGCAATCCTTGCTCGCTGAAATCCACCCTTGTTCGTGCTGAGCGTCAGCTGGGCGGAGTTGGCTGAACCGTTGTAAGCAACCTCTCCATTCGGAGCGGGGTTATAAACAGCAGACGTCTGGCTGAGCTGGGTCCATCGAGCCGATTGAGTGCTGTCGTCCAGGGGACGCTCGTTTAAGCCCGTGACGTCGTAGATCCAATCGTCACTAGACAGCTCGAACTGGTCGTCCTTGGTGAGGAAGTTGTATGGACGGGTCTGCCTCGGAAAACCAAGTAAGTCGCGATCAACTTCGGTCTTATGCCGGTAGTTGTCGATGATTGGGAGGGTGAAGTTCTCCTTAGGCAGAACGATGGGGATGCTCTTGTCAGCAGCCTTTTGACCGCTTGGGAACGTCCCCTCTGCCTGAACCACCTTCCCATTTCTGGTGACGGCGTTTTGTCCGACGTCTTCTGGGAGCTGGTAGGCAGTCATCTTTATCTCTGACCCCAAGTCAGGCTTGCTTTACAGGTGTTGGAGCTGTTGTCGATCGATCGTGCGGCGATAACCAACACATCTCCGGCAGTGCCAGTAGCGGCAGTTGCCTCGCGAGTTAGGTACTGGCGGGCGTAGGAGAAAATGTCGGTAAGCGCTTGTGTGGCTGCGTCGGCATCACCCGTGAAGAAGGATGCGAGCTGCTCACCACCAGTGAACGCATCAATAGCGTTCGAGGCGCTGTCAGGACTGTTGAACTCAATCGCCGAGAGCGTGCCTGACGACGTGAAGGTGGTAACGGCAGTAGTGCCGCTGTCAGTCATGGTCGTCGGGTTCTTGACCAGCAAGAACTGCGCTCTGTGCGAGCTGACCATTGACAACATCAACGGGAAGACGCGGAGCAAGTTGCGCTTGCTCTCACCTTGATTGTTGGTGATGTTTTCTTTGATGCGGATAGCCAGCAACGGTTTGAAGGTGCTCGCGCCAATTCCGGTGACTTTTGCGCCGTCTTGGCTGAAGATGGCGAGCTTTTCGGCGTCACCACCATCGATGCTGATCTGTGCGCCGTACTTACGGATGTAAGAATCGGCAGACAGGGTGCCGGACTTCTCAGCCCGGAACTGCATCGGCAGTGTCGGGTTACCCAGTGAGGGGTAGGGGATCCGGTCAGAGCAGTTGAGGTTATGAGCGATAATCCAACGCGATGCCTTGACCGTAGAGCCGGTCGCAAGGTTGGCGTCTTCAGGGACGTAGAACAGCAGACGGCTACCCGTGCCGCCGTACCAGCCATATTCAATACGAACCATGCAGAGGTTCGTCAGGCTCAGCTTGTGCCCAGAGCTGGAGTCTGCAGCGCCAATCAGGCTGGCACCGTCCTCACCCACCATGGTGTCGCCGTTCCAGTGCTTACGAGGAACGATTTCTTCCATCACGTTCGGAGACGTGCTGACCAGCTTGTAGATCGTGCCTTCGTCCGTCCGGTTGGGTTGAGCAGTCATCACCGCTGTATCCACCGTGAAGGTGGTGGGGTCGGTGCCCTGTGCGGTGTAGCCGTTGAGGTGATCAGACGGACGCTCACCGGAGCTAGTACGACGAACGTAGAAGAGTGATGTTCCGACGACGCGGAGGAAGTAGCCGTCCGACGCATCGAACATGCCGAACTCCAGCGTGGCTGAAGTGTCAGTAGACAGTGCAACACCGAAAGATGCGCTGGTGATGCGACCGGTCTGGTATGGGAAAGCCTGTTTGGTGATCAGGCTGCCGACGTTGCCGTTGGCTGCTGCAACCTTGAGTCGAATTTCTGCTGCCGATTGGTCGATCAGGTGGTTGACCTGAGTGACTTTCACCCCAGAGGTGGTTTGCTCGTTGGTAGCCCAGATATTTTGGTCAATGTCCAGGAGGTTTGTGTCATCGAAGATCGCGAGAGGCGTCTGGACACGGGGGATACCAAGCAGGTCATCACGGACCTGGGATGGGGCACTCAGGTTGTCAAGAATCGGGACCGGAGTTTGGTCCGACGCGACGACAACAGGTAAAGAGTTTGCAGCAGTGTTTTGACCAGCAGGAACAGGCGTAGTCCTTCCTACTGAAATTACACTTACGCCTTCTTCAACGCTGGCCATAAGGAAATACCTTAACTAACGGAATCTCTAGAAATTCTGGGGATAACATCTAGCGTTCCAATCGCCAGAGTGTCTTCCTTATACACAGCTATTGTACCCTGGCTGGAACCTACAGAAAACGCAGGTGCACCAGCCGTTGTTGGCTCAATCTCAAATACTGTGCTGCTAATAATAGAGAGCTTATTAGCATTAAAGTCAACACCGTCATAAACATTTTGGCCGGTGCCGCTAATAATAATTTGATCCTCGACTGTCAACTTGTGTGCTGCAGCCGTTGTAATTCTGACTTTATTAGCAGTAACGCCACCAGTGGTCGTAAAAGAGGTGCCTTGACTAATAGAACTGATCGTTGCTTGGGTCTCTGAGTAATACTCACGCAAGTCCCAAAGAAACTTGCCCTGCAGTTCATCAGACACATCAACGGATAGACCAAGACCGGTCTGCTCCAAACCACGCTCTGTATAACCAACCGGCACATTTCGACCCAAAGCCTCTGTCTGACGGCTGGTTAGCTTCAGTGCAACCTGACCCTTAGCGGGGTCAAGCTCAACAATTCCGAAGCTATCCACAGCCGAAGCAGGGCTTGTATTGTCGTTAAAGAAACGACGAATATCTGCGACCAGTACAGAGTTGGAATAGTTGTAGGGAGTACCCCACGGCTTCTCGATGTTGAGGTACAGCTCGTCAAAACTGTCCCCTTCTCTGACGGTTATCGCGATATTATCGAGAGCCATTGATTAGTTACCTAGGAGCTTACGACGTAGTCGCTGTTGCGGCGAATTACCCTGTTCGACAGGTGCTGGCGGAGGTGTGTTACGCGCTTTATCTAACTGTAACTGATGCAGTTGTACGACAGACTGATAGTATTCAGCGTTAAGGCTTGTCAGCCGCTGATTCTCAGCTTCTAATCGACGAATTCTCTCCTCTAAAGGAGCAGGAGGTACGGGTCGATCAACATAAATAGTCTGCACTTCTGGAGCAGTTTGCTCAGCCATTTGAGCGATCGTTCTGTCGCGAGCGACCAATGCTTCTTCTGATACAGAGCGAAAATCACGAAGCTGCGCTTCCAACACGCTGATACGTTGCTGTGCGGTCAATAAGCTGGACTCAAGACGCACCTGCTCTTCCAAGGCATCGCCAAGCTCAGATGCCGCACGACGCAGCTGGACACGCTCATAGACAGTGGCCGACTGAACGACAGAAGGGGCGCTCGAAGCCTGTGTAGCACCAGGGGTAATGTCGTAAGACTCACGATCAGGCACACGCCACTTGAGCGTGAAATCGGTCTTACGAATGTCCCCCTTTTCTTTGTAAGCGACCAAATAGGTCACCCCCGCCGGGGTGGGGTCGAGGTTGATGTCGATCGATCCGTCGGTGACGTCGAAATGACGTTCATGGCGAGCGACACCAAAGAAGGGTTGAGAAGGCTTAACAACCAAAAGGCCGTTACGGCCATCACTAAATAATTGGCCATGAACTCTCGTCACGATTAGACCTCGCGGTAGGCAACAGACAAGCCAACGTTTGCAGTACCTGTGATAACGGCGTTGATCTTTTCACCGGAGTCAGACTCGAAGAGACCAAGAGGGTTGCTGAGCTGAACCGTACCGTTTACAGGCAAGTAGATTTTTCCAGTGACGTTGTCAGTTGCACCCGTCTGGAACTGAACATTGCATGCAGCATCCGCGCTAAGCGTCACAGACATGACTCGAAGCTTGGTATTAGCGACGAGAGCAATGACGTCGGCGCTAGCAGTCAGATCAAGCGCTTTGTACTTGAGATCGTTAGTGAAGGCGTCGTGAAAAGTGACGAGTCCATCGGTGGCACTAGGCGTACCTGACGCTCGGATATAAGCATCACCGCCGTTAGCGTCTCTTCCAAACAGGGACATCAGACAAAACCCAAGAGAATAGAATTATCTGGCTCCGCAAAATCAAATTGCGTAGTAGACAAAATGAGTGTACCGGACTCAACCCAAGGAGTTTTAGTTTCGTCGCGCAGTAAAGCTCGTATTCTGATCTTAACATTTGCGGAATCAGCTACAGTTATATCCGCTTGTTCTCGATAGAAATAACCTTGATTAACGTACCGTTGAAGCTCTGTGTTATACAGCTCAAGTTCATACCTGTCGATATTGGTGTCAGGTATTTCTACACTTACGAGTGATCCAGCAAAAACATAATCGAGCGCTCCAGGCACCAGTTGCATGGGAGCTTCCCAGAATACACTGACTCTGGATGTGGGATCGATGGCTGTCATTAGGGCATTGGATTTGTTGTACGGACTCTGAAGGTAATCTTGTTGCCATCAAGCGCCTTATTGACTTTGGTATTCAGCGTTTTGCGTTGGCCGTAGTCCGCTTCCCCTTTATTTACAAAATCATACTTGGCATGATCATACTTGATACCAATTATGGAATATGTGCCGTCATTATTTTCAGTAATCTTCTGAACTTTATACCTGTTAAATCGGTTTGCAGTGTTATTGGTTGGGCCTTCGTCAACGAGAATCCAGAGCATGTTTGACGATGGAGCCTGACTCAAACCAGTAACATTGATGGTCCTACCTGTGATGGATTGAACTTTGCTGCGTTCAGCCAAACCTCCGGTGGTGTATGTGTATAAATACCATTTACCATCGGTGTAATTAACACCAGAAGTAAGATCACGATCCACTGTGACCGAACTTGTAGTGGCAGATGCAATCCGGCCGCCAGCTTCAATTCGTGTCTTAAGGGGGTCGCCGATCAGACATACATCGCCTGGAAGAAGCAATGCGCCTTCTGGGCCTACTTTGAACGTAACTGTTTCAGTTGATCTTAAATTTGTGGCTAAGGTATATCGACCCATACGCTTAGCTTGCTCACGATCTGTGCAACCCAATGCCCTGATCTTGTTCAAGTTGTATCCATACTTCTGCATCGCATCACGGTCCTCTACAAGCACCTTGGCTTCTTTATAGAAGTTTGTCTTGTCGATGTAGCTTACTTGTATAGCAGTTGTCCTCGCCCGCTTGCCAGTTCCCTCATAAATAAAGCCAGGCTCCGCTTCTCCACCTTCTGAACCTTGAATCACATTTGCATCAGTGAATAAGAAATGTTGGTTGGTGTCTTTGACTTGGTCATCAATGACGACAGAAACATAACCACCTTGATAGATCAGCTGACCTTGGAAGGTTGACGTAACACTTCGCAGTAGTTCAATAGTGTCAGCGTCACCAGCGACGGTTGCGTCGAAGGTTATGTCGTGGTCTTCGCAGTATTTTTGTGCTTTGTAGAAAGAGGCCTTATCTATATCGTCAAACCGAATCCCTGGCTGGAAAACCTGTTGATTTAGCGGTGCATTCGTTGTGAAAGTCCGTTGGCCAGCACCGTACCTGGGGTTTGTAAGTAGGTCGAGTACCACGTTTGCAGGGTTACGAGACCACTCATAAGTGACACTGAGATTACGCCTAAGTACAGGCAGCTTTTTCCCCTTAATAAGCGCTGTGATGCCAGGTATTCGGCTCACTGCTCCTGCCTTGAAACTGCATCCTAGTAAAGATGTATGTGGGTAAACGAGACGTTCATTCCACAGAACCTCCATGGAGAGCCAAGTAAAACCACCTTTAACCCACTGATAACTTCTAGATCCAGAGCCACCACGATAGTTATATGGCTCAGGAGGTTGGTTCCTGTCGATACGCTCAATCCTTACAGAGATAGGTTGGGCTCTACCTGAGACATCGACTTCATGGACAACAAGCTTGTTGTGGAGAACCCGTTCAGCTGTCGGATGCTCAATGGTATGAAAAAGGTTTCCATCAGCAAAAACCTCAATCTTATATTTGGTTGGATTATTAGCACCACCAGAATCGTCTTTGTCTCTGTTGTACTCTAGATATTTGAACTCTCCATCACCCTTCTTGCTAGTAAAATTCCTAGTTTGATAGAAAGGCTCTTGCATAATCCTTATCCGAATCTTGTCCGCATAAGGCTGATTAAAAGATCGGACAACCACTGTGTTGGGACTTTCCGATAAAGGTACATTGTCGTCGTAATCACCACCGCCTAAAGGGAACGATGTCCCGATTTGCATGTGAAATCCTTGGTTTTTGATTTCCTTTATCTGAACATCGTTCTGAGTTCCGTCTGTAAACTCAACAACATCAACACCAGCTGCTGAACCCTTTAATCCATTGAAAAATATATCGTCCTCTTTACTGTTTGGAAAACCCTCAATCTCACCCTCAGATACAACACCAAGCCAATATGCTTTAGCGTCTTCCTCTTCTGGACCGTCAAGAATATATGAACTTACAACTGGAATGTTTGTTACTAAGGTTTCTCCATAAACGACTGGCACTGGAGTACCGTCTCCTGCTGTACCTGTGCCCGCATTTGTAATTGCATCGTCAGCAGGCCTTCCCTCAGTCTTCATCTCAGGGTCAGGTACACCCGGAGCAAACAGACCGGCGATGCCTGTGAATATCATGCCGAAGCCCATACTCATGATGGCCGTTTTAATACCGGCCGAGATGGTTGCAGCCTTAGCGCTAAAGGCGACAATGCCGAAGCCCGTGAAGGCAAAAGCTACGAGGACAACACCTAATAGAATCTGACCGATGGCGCTTTTGAAGAAACTACCTGTGACAACAGGAACTAGCGTCATCTCAGACGCCCCAAAGTCCAGATGGTCGTATCCGATTAGATCATCTTTCGTCAGTAGCTGAAAGAACAGACCGTATTCGTGCGCAGAACTAAGGAATGCTCTGAACCCAGGAATGAGCTGGCATAAGGCTCTAATAGCCTCATTCGGGGTCCGAACATCTAAGTTATGTTCGTAGCCAAATCGTTTACCGGCTACACCTTCCAGCCTGATCTTCATCATTTACCTAGTACCTTGTCAAAAATCTGTATGTCACCACTTGGGCTTAGAATCTCAAGCCGGTCAGCATCAACTACATAAAGATAAGAGGTCAACTCCATATTCGCAGCTACAAGCTTGTCATGCTCGCTAAAAGTATGGTCGCCTAGTGGGTGCGAGTGAAAAATAGTATCGGATCGGTAGGTCAGATAATCATGCGCGGAAATAAGAAAAGCCTCTGTTGGGTTCTCCGCTTTGTTTTCTAAAGCTACGGCTTTCCCATCTACGACAAATCCACAGGCCTCGTTTGGCAAAGCCTTCTTAGAAATCTGCGCTATACGTCTGTGAAGAAGTTTAGCCATGGTCTAGCGGTCAGTTGCTGCAGGAAAACCACCGAATCGCAGTGGATCATTTTGACCGCCAAATCGAGCAGTACAAGCCTCAAGAGTTTTAGGGCAAATATCAGGCGAAGAAACCGCAGGACCTGTGTAGTTACACTCGGGACCTCTGTATTCAAAAGGACAAAAGTTACTATACATTCTGCGTTTTGGAAGTCTAGTTCCTTCTAGATCGAATATGGATGCAAGTTCATACACAACACCTAACTTTGTCTCCTCTACCTTTCGATTAAACCACCAAGTATCAGGAGTAAAGTGCGCATTACTGTCGTACCCAGCTTGCGCAACACCGTCAATAGACTTCAGGTATTTGGCGTAGGTACGGATTCGTGTAAGACTGAAACCAATTAGATCCTCAAAATCAAGGTTATACAGCGTCATCTTTCCATCAATGTTCGATATTTGAACCTTGGGTTGAGGAAGATTGTTACTACCCGTCAGTTCAAAACCGCCAGCCGCAATAGGTACAGGTTCATAGGTCACAACAGCGCCATCGCGGTTGACGTACTCGACCTCAGTGCCACCGGATTGCTCTGGAGAGACGAAGTAAAGGTCGTTAGTCCATGAACTTCCCATAGATGATGCATTTCCAGAGATTTGGAAAAGGGTTATGGGTGAGTCTTGGGTAAGCCTTCTTGTCTCTGTCCTAAGCTTTTCGTTAGGCATTGGAATAAGCCTCGACGAGAGTGAACGAAAATGTCATCGCCCTGTTGGAGGGGAGGATTCGTCTCGAATAAGTATTGTCTTTTAATCTGTAACGACGTGGTACTGCGCTGAATGGTGCGAGAGTAGCAAGGAAATAATCACCCGTGGCCACCTTATCCAGATCGGCGATGAAGGTCGTTTGAGTGGTCGCGTCTTTGATTGGTTCGGTAGTGACGTTGTATTCAGTCAACCTAGTGTTAATGCCGTCTTTCGCAATGGCTTCATAGCCGTCCCCAAAACCATACTTGCGGATACGGTGTGTAGTTTGTTCGTTGACCTCCATACGAAGGTCGAGGGTTAAATTAACGTCGGCCATTGTAAAGAAGTCCTCCAACTCTGCGCTCATCCATGATGACGCGCTTCACGGCACCATCGATGGCATTTGCCAACTTATTGGCTTGATCACCGTCAGTCTCAGTGCTGGTGTTTCCACCTTGATCCACATTAACGGTGATATTTGTGGTCACACCGCCGCCTGCATTCTTACCTAAATCAACAGGGATGGATCGGCCGTTGGGCAGCGGCACAACAGCTTCGTTCATGCCACCCTCGCCAATCATCGCGTTAGTTGGTTTAGTAACAATGCCACCTTTCGCGAATGGTTCAACTGTATAAATCGAAGGGTCAACGTACTGGTCAATACCGTCGATGTTTAAGCCTGATGTGTCCTTTGCACCACCACCAAACAAACCGCCCAAAGCCTTCTTCAAAAGGTTGATGACAATAAGCTTGGCAATCATCTGTGCAGCCAGCTCCATAAAGGATTGACCAACACTCTTAAAGAAATTAGCAAAAGCCTCTGAAGCAGTCATGGTGCCGCTTACGACTCCCATAATCGACTGCGATATGGACTGTTCGATTGATTGAGCAATCTCTGCAATACGCTCACGGACATTGGTAAGAAATTCCATCGAAGTGGCGACGTAGTTCCTCAACGCATCAGAGCTTTGTAGCTGCGCTTCTGTTAGGTCATTGATTGCCGCCTCTGCACTAGCCGCATCCTCGTTGATCTTTGCCATCAAGGCGTTGAGGCCTGGCAGATTTTCTTTCTGCGCCTGTGCGATCCGATCAGTGCGTTCTTTCTCAATCTCCGCTAGCTGGATCTGACGATTGATCTCTGCATCAGACATGCCCTCCATAGCCAAGCGGTTACGCATACGCAGCGCCTCTGCCTCTTTCTGCGCTGCCTCTGCCCGCTGTCTGAAGCCCTGTGTGGACTGGGCGATAGCCATAGACAGGTTGTCAGCTCTTAGGGCACCGGCTGACTCACCGAATTGCGCACGACGGTCCTGGGCTCCGGTTAAACCTATCTGCGCTCGCTCGACCAGTCCCGCTGCCCTAGCCGCATCTACAGACCCTGGTGCTGCAGCAGCCAACTGACCCTGCGCTGCCTTCAGTTTTGCCTCTGCCTTATTAACCGCGATGTCCAGTGAGGCAATCTCGTTAGCAACGGCTCTGTTCTGTTCTTGGTAGGTGTTCAGAATGCCTAGCTGGGCGCGTTGAGTGCCGTTGAGCTGCGCCTCAGCAATCTTGGCGTCGTTCCGACGTAGTTGTTCCAGCAGCTTGAAACGCTGTTTATCGAACTTCTCGTTTTCACGGGCTCTTGCCTCAGCCGCACGTCGGGCATCTGTAGCAGCGATACGGGCTATTTGCCCCGCAGTGTCTTTCCCTTTGCCTTTGCGGTTATTGATTAGGTCTTCTCCGGTGACAAGTGTGCCTGTCTCGATATTGCCTTCACCAGTACCTCTAAGCTCTCGCAGTCTCTCGGTGAGACGTGCAATGTCTCCTTTTGCTTGACTTGCAGCCGTGCGACGGCGGAAAGCTCCCTTTCCTTCACCGCCACCACGGTTTGCGATGTACCGCTGGCGAGCGTCCTCAAGTTCACGCTCGGTCTTGGCAATAGCACCCTCTGTGCCCAGACCCAAGAAATTGTTTAGGGCACGGATAGCACCGTTGATGACCTTGATAATCTCACCGAAAACGTCTTGAAAAGCAGCTCCGATCGGCATCAGAAGATTACCAATATTTCGCTTCAACTCATCAAGTTCGTTTGCCAGACGTTGGCCTGCCTCTGCAGAGCTTTGACCGATCTTCTGCGCTTCAGCATCAAAATCCTGCAACAGCGTCTTTGTGAAATTGACAAAGTCCTCAACCGATACAGTGCCTTGTTCAAGACGCTTGTCCAGCTCTGCAGTTGTGATGCCCATTGACTCTGCAAAGAGAGCAACTGCACCTGGCAAACGTTCACCAATTTGCCCTCTTAATTCTTCTGCAGAGACCTTACCTTTGCCGAATACTTGTGTAGCAGCAAGCAAAATTCCGTTCGCTTGTTCTTGCGAACCACCCAGAGCTTTGTTCGCCGCGATCAATCCACGGAAGGACGCGGTTATATCTTCAGCTCCTACACCTGAGGCTTTAGCTGATGCGGCAAAGCGTGTGAAGCTTTTTGTCGCGTCTTGCAGCGGAACGTTGTAGTCCTTAGTGACCTGGCGGATGTCTGCCAGCGCATCGACAAAACCTGCACCTGTAACGCCCTTGAGGGCGATCTGCATCTTCTGCGTCTGAGCCGCCGCTACTGCTGCGTCGTTGGCGTATTGAGCTGTTGCGCGAGCTAGATCCTCAACAGCTTGGATTGCCCGCCCTGCAACGGCTGCAGCAACACCTGCAACACCACCTGCAACGGCGGAACCCATAAGTCCAGCACCGCCGCCGCCAGCCAAACCACTAGCGAAACCCCCACCAATGGCGGCTCGTGTTCCGGTGTTACCCCGAAACCCACGCATTGCGGGGGCAGGGCCAATAGGACCGCCGTATTGGCCGGACATACCAGCCCGACGCTGGTTTTGTTGGGCCGCGTTAAACCTTTGAACGCTTTGTCTTGCTTTTGCGTATTCGTCCCTTGTTTCTCTAATCGACTGCTTAAGCTTCCTTAAGCTCTCGACTTGGCTTTTGTTGTAGGTACGTGCAGTGCCACCGTAATTTTTAGCGGCGTTCTGTGCCTCAGCGTATTTACGCTTGAGATTTAGAAGTTCCCTACCAAGTTCCTGCTGGGTCTTCTTCTGGCTACGAATATCCTTTTCAATTCGCTGCGTGGCCTTATCAGAAGCCTTCGCAAACTGAGCAAGCTTTCGGAGAGCCGCTGCATTCTCAACGTCAAGCCTATAAGTATATTGACCTTGAGCCACAGAAACTCCACGCCGTAAGTTAATTTTATCGGGTTATGTGCTAATAACTTTGCTAAGAGAAGCAATCACCGAGACAGGCAACTTACGCTTAGCAATTAGACCCTTGAATATCTCTCTTGTTTCAGCAACGAAGAGATTAGCTTCTTCATTGAGCGGGAATGGCAACAACTGATCGATGTTGACTTCGCCTGTCTTCTCTTTGCTGAAGCTCTTAGCAATACCAATAATAATTCCTGCAAGCCGTGCTGTAGATATTGAATTTATATTTGCAGTCCTTTTCTGCTGTTCGGAACCAAACCGAATCATCTCGTAGATGAGCTTAAGAGGTAGACGAACAAATTCATCCCGCCCAATATCAACCCCTGCAGGACAGGCCCGCAGCTCGGAGTACACATTGAGTAGATCAAGTTCAGAGGTGGCTAGGTACTGCCGCAGAAACGCAATACGCTCGCTAACCGCCTCTTCGGTCAGTTTCCCTCAGAATCCTCTTCCTCTTCACCTGGATCGGGCCAGCCGTTGCGTTCCCACTCGACAAAGGCGTAGATCTCGTCCAATAGACGGCTAGGCATCTCTCGGGTGTCGGTAACCTCCCAATCAGGGGTCTGCACCCACTTCTTGCCTTCCTTCAACTCAGCCCTGTACTTCATGAACAGGGTCACCGTGAGAATCTTCTGCTCACTTGCAGACTGTCCGTTGGTCTGGATGTCAGCTAGCTGATCGACGTAGTCATACAGAACCTCTTGGTTCTCGTTTACGTCAGACAAAGCATCCAGGGCCTCTTGCACCGGAATGTCTTTGCGGACAGCGATGTCCTTAGCGATCTTGAGCAAGGCGTAGGTGTTCTTAGCCTGCTTTCGGGCTACATCCTCGATACCCTCGATCTCGCCTGCAACTAGGTCTTTATAGATCGGAAAACGGAATGGAGCGATGTCGTAATACTCTTTCTGGCCAAAGAAGATTTTTGAATACTTGCTCATGTTATGAAAAATGATGTGTCTGCCGCCACCATCTCATGATGTTGACCACGGACATTTTCAGGAATTTCTACAGTCAAACTAACACCATCTTCTGAGATTAGTTTCATAGGTGAACACGAAGAAGGGGCGATGAAAACCGCCCCAACCTCAAGTAATTCACCTTTGACTCGACAGTTGATGAAGTAAGACTGCTTATCCTCAGAGGTAAGCAGATCAGCTTGCATCAGGCGTAGACGTCGAGAGCGGTGGTGGAGTTGTTCAGAGTGCCAACAAAGATCTCACCACGACTTTGGAAACTCCACGAATACTCGATCAGACCATCAGAGGGGGCGGCTTCAGAAACGCCCGTCACACAGGCTTGGAAAGCACGCACAAAGTATAGGAAGTTGTTACTGCCGTCTTGACCCAACAGAGTCAGCATTTCGACGAACAGCTCCTTGTCAGGATCGGATTCAGCCGCCATTACAAGGCCCAGAGCGGTGTCAATATCCGCCTGTGGAGCGCCTGAAGAGAGGCTGTTGATGAAGAAGGTCGTGCAGGCCATTTCACCGGCCATGGTGGTGCCCACAGAGTCCCTGTAGCCGTTGTCGCCGAGCAGGAAGAACTCTTGGGATGTAGGTGCAGGCGTGTACTCAGCCTGAGTCAGACCTTTCAGGAAGTTGAACGTAGCGCCAGAGGGAGAGGTATAGGCGTTACCGGTGTTGCCACTGCCGTGAGATGCAGGGGTGAGTCGGGTGCCGCTAGGGTCAGCGATCCGCACGATGCGGTCCCGCCCCTTTGCAAACGCACCTCCAGGAAGTTGAGCCATTAGCTTATCTCAGTGTGAATTGAGTAATCGGGGATAGTTACTTTTAGGGATTCGTAAGATATGTCTGTTTGCGGTGTATGTACCGCTGTATCCATATCAGGGAAAGCCCGAAAAAGAAGCAAACGAAGATTGTCTAAGGTGACCGATGTGTCGTAACTGGTTAGCGTTACGGTCCAAAAAAGATTTAAGAAGACCGCCTGAGACATCGTCGGTAAATTCCGTGCTTCCGGTACTTCATCTATGACACATTCTGTGCCTGTGACAGACCAGTCCTTCGGAACTTGCTGTGAACCCCGAACCCAAAGGGCGGGGGAAGAGGAACCATCAGGAAGGTTATAGTTTCCCAAATAAGTTCCAACAATGGAGTCTACGACAGAGCGTACTTCTGATACACTAGCCATCCAACTCTCTCCTAAGTCTATCAGCGAAGTCTTTTAAGGGCTTTACCTCTTTCTCGGCATCTTTTGTCCAGGGACGTGCTAGAAGAGTTTTGCCATTCTTCAATGCAGCGCCTTCATGTACGACTGCTGAATAATCAACATGCCATGTCCACTCGACTGCAGTAGAGCTGACAGTTTCACGACGTTGGCTTGACCGGAGATTACCTAGATCAACAATGTCTCTAGGAGCTGTGACCTTTTGACCGTTCTTACGAAGGGTTTCGTTAGGCCAGTCCCATTTCTTTTCGGAAATCTGCTTGGTGAATTCCGCGCCGAGTTTTCCTGCCGTCTGAGCCAATGCAGTCTTGACGGCTTTGTCGAACTCACGACGCAACTCATGTGGCTGAATGTCTCTTGCCATTAGCCCGCCGCGCCTGTTTGCTCGAACACACCAGCGAAGCTCTGGAATTGCGTAGCCCTGGCGTAAGGCAGCATGTTCGTGCCTAGGTCAACCAGACGTAGACGTCCGGTCACGCCATTGATCGTGGCGTCGGCATACATGCCTGCCTTGATCTTGGTGCTGAAGGTCGCGGGAGATAGCAGCTTTCCACTGCAACGACTCTCCACTTCGTTCACGCCTTCTTTGTTTTCGGAAAACTTCCCGCTGAGCTGTACGTTACAGATATACGTCTCGTTCGTGTCGTTTTGAACGAGGTTACCCGTAGCCTTATCAGTGGAATACGACGAGTAAACCTTGAAAACCAAGGTTGTGTTGTCAAAAGGTGAGTAGGAGCCCATCAGTAACTAAAGCCAGTTAGCTCGACTAGCCCCTCCCGCAAATAGAGATAAGTAGCGCCGTAGGTCGTGTCTGCAAGGGTGTAGCCCGCAGCACCGACATACTTCTGGACGCGAGCGTTCTGACTGACGCCGATCTGTTGGCCGATTGATTGTGTACGGCTGGCGAGCAGATGAGCCGTCATGTAGTTGACGGCGTCATCGTATTGGTCGCCCCACAGGTCGGAATCATTCTGACGCTGCGATTCGGCAATGGTGGCGGTAATCACAGCACTTTCCAGGTTCGAGAACTCTGGAAACCTTTGAGTAAAGGTTGTTGCTGTGACGGCCATCAGCCTTCTCCTTCAGTAATGCTACGAATGCGCTTCTGGATTGCGTTCTTGACACGCACCCGGTTTTCGGCGGTATCCCACTCTTTGAGCAGGTCCAGGTCGAAGGTCTTGTTGATGAGGGAGAGTGCATCCTTTACAGGCTTCTTGGCGAGACCGCCAGTTGCCTTAGGAGCATCAACCACTACTTCAAGGTCTTCTTCGACGGTCAGTGCGCCGATTTCGAGGAGGTCAGCGACGAGAGGCATCTCTTTGACCTTCTCCCAAGTAGCAGGGTCAATGTCGCGATTGACCCCACTCTTGAATTGCACATGCTCCGTACTGCCGGTTCGCTCACCGATGAACGAGAAGCCGAGAGTGACTTCTCGGTCACGGGGCGGATTTTCCAGTTGAGGGGAGTAAGTAACAATCATGATCTGAAGAAATAGGTTTGATCAGGCCTTCTCGACGTAGAGAACGCTCTTGGGGTAGTACACGGCGGTGCCGCCGATGCGGGCGTGGGATGCCACGGTGAACTCCAGGCCGGTGCGGACCGGGGGCAGGAACTCAAGGGTCTGCGGGATGTGCAGTTGCAGCTTCTCGGGGCTGCGGTCGTAGCAGATGATCCGGTCCTTGCTCAGCACAGACTTGCTAGCGGCCAGCTCGTTGATCGGCTCGATAGAGCGGATGAAGGGGTTGGTACGCAGGAAGAATTCCATCACAGTGGTATCACTGGTGGTGGAACGTGCGGTGGTGCTGATGATGCGATAAACGTCGTAAGGCACCAGCATCGTGTTGGGGGTCTCCTTCTGGTTGGAGCCGTTCACAATGCGGGTCGGAGCCTCGTTGAGGATCTCCAGCATCTCGTCGGTAGTAGTCGATGCGCCGTCGAACCACTTGTTCGGGACGATCTTGTCTACTTGGTCAGAGTTGACCAGGCCCTTCATGCCGGAGGGAGAATCGCCAAAGAAGGCAACGTCCTGCACTTTCTCCTCGTAAGCACGACGCACAGCGTTGGCGCGGCGCTGCTCCAGGTTCATGCCGGGCACCTGAGCGGCGGCACGGGTCTCCTGAATGGTGTACGCGAAAGATGCACCCATGCTGCGGACAGGCAGGGTGACTTCCTTCCGCAGGACGTCAGCGCGAGGAAGATCACTGCCTTTGTCGGCAATCATCTTCATTTGGCCCTGAGCATCAAAGATGCGGTAGGTATAGGAGTCGCTTCCAGAGGCGACTTCGGTGCTGATAGGCAGCACCTGAGAGTATTTGATGTCGGCGTACTCAACCTCAAACGAACGAGACAGAATCGTCTCTAATTCGCGGGCTAGAAACAGACCGACCTCGTCGTTACGGATGTCAGACATTAGTTAATCCTCCTTATCAAGTGTCGGCAGTAACAGCCAGACCAGGAATATCGATCTCCAGGAGAGCGATACCGCCAGCGGCACAAGCGCTCAGCCAGCGAGCACCAGCAGTCACCTCGAAGGTTTTGCCAGCAGCAGCGGTCTTGCCGAAGCGACCCTTGTAGGAACCGTCGGATGCAGCAGAAGCACCGTCGGTGTGATACAAGCGGACGGCGTCACCCAGGGCGATGGCGTCCTTGGAGTAGACGTACACAACGCCTTTGCTCAGAACGTTCACCATCTCCTTGTCGGGATAGCCAACGCGACCATCGGCGGTTTTGGCGTCGGCGTTGATCTCAAAGGTGTTGGAGTCAACAGCGATGCCGAGAATGCCGGTAGCAGAAGCACCAGCGGGCAGCTTTGCACCGTCGCCGGATGCAGCGCCGTCACGGATCAGAGCGTGACCGAAGGGGATAGCAGCGCTGGTCTCGTTGGTGTAAGAACGAGAGACATAAGCCTGCAGATCGCCAATCAGACCCTCATGACCCTTCGTGAGAGTTTGTGGATAAGCACCCTGTGCCCCAATGGGGCTCGAAACCAGGGTTTCAGAGTAAGAAACAGTCATTAGATAGATCTCCTATCAAGCGTTGGCAGAGAGGTCAGACTTCCAACCGTTCACAAGACGCTCGCGGTAAGAGTCTTTGGCGTCGAACTTCTCAGATGCCTGGACCTGTGCAATAGCGGCACGGACTTCGGCAACATTCGAGCCGTCCTCTTCGGGAACGAATTCGGAATCAGCTTTTACTTCCTCTTGATCCTCTTCAATGTCCTCCATGGCAGCGAGAACACCGTCCAGGACACCCAGGAGATAGTCAGCGCTTGCGTCGGAACGAGCTTCCTTTTCAAAGACGTTCTGATATGCGATAGCCATGATCTGGGCCTCATCTTCGCCATCGAACTTATAGTCCTCAGGCATGATTGCGGCGAACTTATTGAGAGCTTCGAGGCGCTTGTTCACTGCATCGTTGATCTCTGCAGCATCGTCGCGTTGCTCAGATGCAGCAACAGCCTCGGCCAGTTGCTTCTCAAGCTCTGCAATTCGCTCTTGGCTCGCATCAATGCGATCTTGAGCTTCGGTTTTTTCGGTAACTACGGCCTGAATTTTCTCTTCCTGCGCATCCAGCTTTTGCTGGAGTTCCGCCTGAGCACGCCCGGTCTCCTTTACGAAGGATTGGACCGCACCTGCAGCGTCTGCGGGAAGTTCAATATCCAGTCCGTCGAGGGTGATTCGTGCCATTGAAATTACGGGCGAATTCGACGGGGGCTCGATGTCTGCCACCGCGTCATTGCGGTCACAGGAATCGAGAAGTAAGCGGGCTTCGCGTCCGGCACGTCCACGGGCCACCAAAGCGATGTGATTCACCTTGATATTTCGTTGAATGCCGTCGTAAGACTCGCCATCAGGAGTGACACCAGGAGTGGGGTCGTAGTCCACGCGGTAACCCGCGCTAACTTCCTGCGCATCTCCACGCTGGACTGCATCGATTGCGTCTTGATCAGTGATAACCAAGGCCACTTCGACGAACCCATCGGAGAAACGAACATGCGAACCCGCATGCCCAACCTGATGTAGTTTCGTGGTCTTGGAATCCAGCAACACCTTCGGATGATTGAGGGTGACTGCCTTCATTCCAAATGAAGCGAGGGAGTCTGGATTAGACACCTCATCTTCAGGACGATATTCACGCACTTGCGTGCCATCGCCCCTGGTATAAAGCTGAGTCCCTACGCGGGCCGCTTTACACCAAACTTTCAAGTACCCCTCATCAGTTACTTCTGACTTGGTGACTTGTCCGTAATCGTACCGAGAAACTTGTCCCATACTTTGATACTAACGAACTTAATGTGTTAATACTCCTTATTTACGCCTGGACTTACTTAATGAGGTATTGATCCCACTTAAAAGCGCGTCGAGATATTCTATTTTTCCGTTTTGAGTCTGGTATCCACGAAACCAACGTTCTGTGGGCAACCGCTTCCAACGGCACCATCCATATATGGTCGTACTCCAAGTTGACGATCCCGAAGTAATCGATCTCGCCTTCCCGGTACAAACGACGCTTGGTCGCACCACCGGTCTGCAACGTGACGTGAAAGGCGTTTGGGGCCTTACTCATCGTCTTCACATTGATTTTCACCAGCCGACCTTCCCACTCCATCACGAAGTCGGTCTTCCATAGGTCAAATATCGGGGCCGCCATGAAACGACCCTCAGAGAGAAAGTGCTGCTGAAACGCAGTTTCTCCTAAAGCACCAGTAAATGGGGAGCTGACCGCAGGCAACCCAAAAACTCAATTACTCCTGTCTATCGCAGAAACCTAGTAGCTGTTTTGCTTACGATAGGCGTCCATAAGTTTAGCCAGGCGTTCGCGAACCTTTGGATCCTTGGTTCTTGATTGCTTAGCCATCTTTGAGAGCCTGACAGCATCACTATCCGGTTTGCTACTTGTCATAATCGCTTTTCCACGCCGATTCGGATTTGGGTCCTTGGCTCGCTTTCTCGCTACCAACCTTTTTCGCTCGGCGGTAGACAGTGACTGAGCTTTGGCGCGAGGCAAACACTTCGGCTTGCCCTCTTTGCTGCTACGGCCGCCACAGGGACCTGCAATGCCGCCGGAGGAAGTGATGCGCACCCACTTCTCTCCAAACCACTTGCCTAGATCATCACCTCGGAAAGCACCTGACAATGAGCCGTGCTTTTTCTTGTAAAGGCGTTTATAGGTCTGAACCATAAAGCCTGAGGCATACGCACTAGGCCAGACTTTGAACTTACGCTTAGCTGCCGCGACTGCGCGAGCATGGAGCGCTTTGTCACGGAACTTGCTCATATCAATATCCAAAGTCAATCATATTTTAATCTAAGTAAGGGTGATATTTTGCCATGGATGACAACACAGAAAAAACTGAACAATCGTATGAGTGGCTGTCTGAATTAGTCAAAGTCTCTGTATTGAGCTGGTCAGCTGCGTTGTTGACACTCTCATATATGGGTTTTTTCCAAAAGATGGATCCCACATTTATTGCCTCGGTCTTCTCTGGCTCCTTAGCCGGGTATGGAATCAGTCGCGCTGCTGAAAAAAGTGGACAGAAAAAATCTAAAATTGAAGAGCCCACTTCAACACCAAAAGCCAAGTGAAACCACTACGTTGGCTAACACTTATTATGTTGCTCACTCCCATGAGTGCAGCAGCTCAATCAAATATGGGCTTCAGTCAAGGCTCGATGAACTCGACGACCGAGACGGAACAAACGATTACAGAAACTATCGCGATCGAGAAGTACGGCGCTGCAGTAAACACCTACTCGGGTCACAACGTGACTCCCAGTGGGGCTATTGGAGCAACTGGCACAACCTATTCGATGAACAGCGGAGCAGAAAACTGGCAACTGGAGATCACTACTCGGGCTGCTGGAATTATCGAAACGCAAGACATCGAAAGGACCATCGAAACCACCAGCACCATCACCAGCCTTTCCGTATTCAGCCAGTAAAAATACTTCTGGCTCTAGCGATGATATGTAGTCCTGTCAGAGCTGAATCTGATGGGACTACTGTCGTCGCAAGCCCTCAGGCGTCCTCAAGCGGGTCAGTGACTAACAGTGCAGTTCAAATCAATCAAGGATCTTATTCAACCCAAGGATTCGGTGGTGGCCATTACTGCAATAGTGGCACTATTGTATTTACACCGTTTTATCTCGGTGCTGATGTTCATTCAACAAAGTACACCAGAAACCAGAATTTTGGTGCTCAGATTTCTTTTAGCGTCCCTCTCGACGGCTCAATAACTGAACTCTGTAAAGAGGTGGCAAAGAAGAAAATTCAGAAAACTAGGGTTGATATTCTTCTGACCAGAATGCGTGAATGCACCAAGCTTTACGACGCTGGATACATGATCCGACCTAGTTCGCCTTACGCGAAAATCTGTGATGACGTTGTGCCAATCGCTGCCTACTCCAAGTCGGGCCAGGCTTCCCGAGACGCGCTCGAACCCGTTTCACCACTTGAGTAATTACAGGCTTTAAGGCTGATACCGCTTTCTTAAATACAGCCGTCGCCGTCAGTGTGGCCGCGACACTCACGCCAGCTGTAGTACCTGCAGCAACAAGAATCTCCGCCTTGGGCATGGGTATAACCCAACCCATGTGCGGCAAAGTCACTTCTGTTATCTCCTTATTCTCAAATGTCTCCTCGATTCGTTCTATCTCTACTTTTACGTCGTCCCTTAGTGTTTCTATACGGCCTTCTAATAGGCGTAATGACGCCGACTGTGCTGACAGGGCTGGTTCTACAAAATCTAATATCTGATCTACTACCTCCTCTACCGGATCTGGAGGCGATTCCTGAGCTTCCTTCGGTTGATTCTCTCCCGGAGGTGGACCTGCCTTCGGTGCCTTTGGAGTTACCTTCTGCGGGCGGAAAGTTGCCCTTCGGTCAGTAACCGAAGGGATTAAGACAACAGGATATTCAATTTTGGGTTCAGCTATGACCGGTTCAGGCAATTTGAGCCGGTCAGGCAGCCTGATGTCCGGTAACTGAAAGTCCGGCAGCTCAGGCATGACCTAGTCAGAGAAACTTGTCGAACTCCCGACCAATACTCCCTGCATCAGAGGCGACACCGTCCGCGTAGGGGGACTTCTTCTTTTTCTTGTGGCCGTCGGTGTACTTGTAACCGTCGCCCTTCTTGCCTTTTTTGCTGACACCCATGTCCTTCAGACGCTTCTGATACATGGCATCGCGGGCAGCCTGGAACTTGGACTTCATGCCCTTGCCGTCCTTTTGTGCCTTCTCAAACTGTTCGTGATTCTTACCAGGCATGTAAAGGGTTTCTCCGTTTTCGTTCGTGTGGGTGTGACTTCCTGAGAGCCCGAGAGCGCCGCCTGCTTTCTCAGCTTCTGCCTTGCTCTTAAACGTATAACTAGGGCTATCGCATTTACCTTTGTGCATCTGTCCTTATGGGTAGTGGACTCCCAAGCTCAAAGAAAGCAGGGCCTTCATTAGGTTGAATGCCCTTAGCTCTAGCGTAACTAAGAACTTCTTTACGATGCTTTCTGCGCTCTTTATCGTATGCAGCATTCTTGCCGAAAACATCCGCAGAATACGGAGCTAGATAGCAGCGACAATTAGGGTGCCTAGGCACCTTCACAGCACCAAGCTTGAATACTTTGCCCGCAAACGCAATGCAGAACGGGCAAGTTCTATCGTCAGCAGTAGCGTAATATACGACAAGTTTGATATTGTTTTGGACGTAATAGCTTGCGGTAGCTGAGTTGGCTGCGGTCATAGATTCAGTACGGACAACCACTTCTGCACGGCTTTTAAGCACGTCTAAACGACGGCGGATGTCTTTGATTACTTCTGCCGTTGCTCGCTGCTCAGCGATTGCCTGAGCAACAATACCCGCCGCCGCAGTAGAAAATGCTAACGAATGTTCTTCTAAGTATCCTCGCGCTCTTCGCGCTTGTGACACAACTTCTGCTACTTGGATGGTTGCAGCGACTGGTGAGGACACAACGGGTTTCGATAGCTCTGCTCCTAGAGCTAAACCACTTGTTGTCGCTTGCTGCAGGAGATCCTCAAAAATCTGAAGTAGCTCATCAGATTCACCGGGAAGCAGGGGAGGCACTAGCTCAACAGCCCGAGTTGATGTCGCTGCAGCAGGAGATTGATCGCTTTGTAACTCAATCTGGATACGACCTTGAAGAGTTCTGAAATAGCGATCGAGTGCTGCAGCAATGCCCGCTGCCATCACTGTCTCTAAATCCCTCAGTCGATCGTTGTACTCTTCGATCAGTTCTTCCACGTCTATACCAAGTCGTTTTTAAGGAGCGTGTCGTACAGGATTCGGTACATATCCTTTTTCATCATCTCTAAGCCAACCTGTTCTTCGGGGTCGCCGCCAGGCCAGTTTTCGTAGGCTTTACAAAGCGTTCGATAAAGCAGACGGACAGCAGGAAGATTCAGGTTGATTGAAACGTTGATATTGTGCTCATCCATTCTTTTCCTGGATCTTCTTATGAGCCTTGTCTGCTTTCTTAATTAGCTTCTGAGCCTTATCGCGGGTGACACACTCATCCGCTTGCTGCATATATTTGACGAGCTTTTTCATGTGCTTGTTCATCACCATTTTTCGCGAGAGGCCCAGTACGCCGCGCTCATCTTCCCTTTCTTAATGTTCTTGGCATGGCGAGCCTTGAATGATTCCCGCCGCTTACGGCTGGCTTCTGACTCGCCCTTACGCTTTGGGCTGCCTTTGACCCCCTGCTGACCGAAACGGATCAGCTTGACCTTGCTTCCCTCCCTCGCGAGCACGGCATGCGATTTGGTGGGGTGGTCAGGGGTACGAATCGGATCGTTGTAGGCAGGGAACGTGTGGCCTGCATACTCAATCCCATCGGCACGGTCATAGGTGCCAATCAGATGCTGAACGTCGAGTTCATGTAGCTGAACAACTCCATGCACCTCGTCGTCTTGGCAGAAGTGCTTCAGCGCGTTTCCTGCCGACCTGGATGAGTAGAAGCCCATCAGCAGGGGACCCTCTACCAAGCTGGAGTCCTCGCGCTTCAGATAACCCCGATAGATTTTCTTGTCATGGTGACGGCTTCCTACAAGCACAATCGGCTCAGCGTCATTGCGCTGGCCATCGGGATGCACAACGGCAGCGACCCGGTACATGCCGTTGTTTGGGGATGCTTCGAGCGTGACGCCACACATCTGGATGTAGTCGGTCGCGTCCTGTACGGCTCTATCTGCCTCAACCTCTACCTCTGCCTCGTTCTCCCCTTGCTCCAGGGCCTTGCGCTGTCCCTCGAAGCCTTGCAGTGCCGCCTCATGCTCCAGTTCACGCTTGGCAAGTAGGCGTGCCTCTTCCTCTTCGTGGATGACAGTCTCAATGTTGTAAGCCGTGCCGCCATAACGAGAGGCGCGAACCTCCATGGCCGTCAACACTCCTGCCTGCAGGTAGATCTGATCGGTCAGGGCTACTTGTTGACGAAGGTTGGCTCGGTCAGCGTCAGAGGTTGCGAAATACGGTGGGAAGTGAACGGTCCAGTCGTCAGGCAACTGCCCCTTGGTCGGTCCATCAGCCATCGACATGATGATGGTGAAGTATTGGGTAAGTACCCGCCGCAGGCTGTGGTTTTGGTAGCGCTCGATCGTCGCTGCCCACACCTTGTCTTCGTACTTACCGCTTTCTGAAAGACCACCTGCTGGGCTGGTGCCGAACAGCAGAGGCTTAGGCATATCGGCAGCTGCGACTAGATCGTCCAGCAAGCGGTCGAATATGTCCTGTGCGCCCCCCAGAGACCTTGCCGCGAAGGAAACTTCCTCTTCGGTATCCAAGGCCATGCCCCCATAAATGGATCGGCTGAGGGCGTTGGCTTCAAGTCTTTGCTTAAGAGCGGACTCCTTACCAGCGGTGATTTTGTTTGCGAGCCCTGGGATCTTATGAACGAATAGATCCATCTCGTTGAGCATTGTCGCGAGCCCGTCGGTGGCTCCCCTGTATCGCTTCCAGGGCTCATAGAAGGGCTGTAGAAATGAGAGACCCCATCCATCGTTGTAGAGCCGTTGCTTCCAGGGAAGGAAGAGCCCGTCAAAACGAAGCACGCGGCTGCTATGCACAAGCAGGTATTGCAGGTCATTGCTATCTGAAAGCGATTTACTGGTGCTGATCCGGTAAAGATCAGGGTTTCGATAGTTCAGGTAGTTGTAGTCGTGAGGCTTCAGCTCACGTTTCGACAACGGAACTAAATCGACGATCCGGCGTACACGGCTGATGTCCATCGGCTGGTCTGGTTCCAGCCCGTCGTCACACACCATGAAGATTCCTGCCCCGCCATAGATGCGCTGGAGCTTCAGGGCCTCTTCGATGAACTGAAAGACAGACTCCTCTTCCAGGTACTTCTCAACAGACCGAACAATGTCCTCGTGCCCCTCATCTTCCTCAGCGAAGGTGATCGTCGGGGGTTTGGCGAGTGCTGCCTCTGCAGGCACATCAACCACGCGACGACACAGAGGGTCGTAATAAAGGGCCTCCAACTCCGTCTCACTCATGTGGGACTCGGTCTGCAGGCCGTAGTAGGCGCTCTTATCCCTCTTTGTACCCAGACCAGTAATGGCGTTAATCAGTACGCCATCCGCCCTAATTTCAGAGTTATCCGAAGTTTCAGCCAAACTTTAACACTTAACTCATTAACTCCACATTAGCGATCATTTTGTTCAGGAATTCCACTTTTTCCTTGTGGTAATTGAGTTGATCTACGCAGGCATGCAGTAGATGAGCACGGAACAACTCATACCCATCCGGCTCGTCAAGATACTCAGAGACAGTGTCCTTCATGCTGGTCAACATCCGATCCCTATAAGCAGCAGCAGACTTAAAGACGTCGGCACCCAGGGCCTCATTCTTCTTGGTTTCCCACACTTCGTCTTGGCGAGCCGTGTTCATCGATTTTTATATACTGATCTGGTTCTAGCGCACGTTTATGTGTAATTTTTCTCCGGTAATATCAGGGCTGGAGTAATAACCTTAACGCCAGGCCTTTCAAATACCTGTCGTAGTCTTTAATACATTTTTCCATGAAACTTGCTGTTATTGCTGGCCTTTTGCTGACCTCCTTCGCTGGTGGTGCCGCAAATGCAGCCGACAAGTACATCAATGTCGAAGCCAATACCGGAGTCGTGGGCTCTGAGGTTGGTGC